CAGGCATAGTTTTACTATCACTTAGGAAATCATTGAATACAACTCTGAATTCTATCAGCCCTCAACATGTCTTCTTGCTTAATTGACACTATAGTCAAATTGACTAGTACTACTAAGGTGATCAATGAGAACTGGAATTTGCTTTTGCTCTTATTGGAAGGTTACCTTCCTGATAATGATTGGAGAGATTTCATGATTGCCACTCATCGGTGTGGTCATAGTCAAATTGTTTGCAATTGGTGTCTAGGCTATCTTCCAGGTTGTTGTGTTTTGCATCTTGTTAATTGGAATAGAAGAAGGAATCTGCCATCTCCGAATGGTTCCTTCTGGTATGGTTTGACCCATTCAGGTTGGAGGGATTGTCTGCCATCACTTCAAAATTTGTGGTTTTATGAGACCAATGGAATTGCTCATGTAGTTGTCCACAACAAAGAATATTTTATGGAAGGATGGGGTTATCATGAAGGGAGAGTGATTAGACCTGCATGCAATCTCTTTGTAATAGTGTGTAGGAATTGCAAACTTACACACAAGGTGAACAACAATCAATTTGCTGAATTGATGCAACCTTGTCAGTCATGTGGGTTCCGAAGTAGATGGGTCACAAGTCATCCAAGCATCAAAAGGGTTGGTTGGGAACTAGACTCAGATTCTGACTTGTACAACATCACTAAACAACCAGGCATCTTGAGTCTAACAGCTATTGAGGATCCTGAATATAGAACAGTCGAGCCTAGGGTATCTTTCCAGATACTCAATCTTGAGGGAAACAAAGAGTTATCCTCAAGTTTCCTGTCAAGAGGAGGGGATCCCAATATAGCTACATCCTTTGATTACAATTACACCCTGTCTTTTGATATTGAGACAGAGAAATTGTATGAAATGCCCACACACCTTAAGACAGCTGCAATGCATGTGGGTCCTCTCCATATGACCTTTAAAGAGCTGAAAGCAATTAGACATGACTTTGTTGCTACAAGATTATCTGTTAAGACAGACACTCCTTTCAGTTCCTTGGGCATACTCACCAATTTGACACCAGATTTCATTGATAAGCAGAGGAATTCTGTGTTAGAGTTAGCCACAAATGCCTCTGGTTTTCCCAAGAGCATGGAGTCATCATATGTGGACAAACGACTGGCTTATGAGTCTATCTGCAAGGAGCATGGATTAGAATATTTGATTGTTGTGGTGAGTCCTTTCTCCATTCTAACCAACATGTCAATGGAGAATCAGACAGCAGAGGATCTATGTGTGAGGTGTCGGGTGGGTTTAAATCTAGAGTCATTAGTGGAGGAGTTATTTGATGTAAGGTTGACAGGGGATGAAGAAGATATCAAAGGTAGTGAATACATCAGATCAGCATTTGAAGATTTTGATGTGGGTCTTGAGTTGCCAGAATGGTACCATTTCAACAAGGAATTGTTAGAACTAAATAGTTCATTAAGTGAGGAAGAAGAGGATCATGTTAAGTCAATATTAAACAAGACATTGCTTAAGAGTCTTTCTGGCAAGGCACATGAGCCAGATCCTAAAGCTTTACATAAGTATTTGTCCAATTTCACTGATGCCAATTGTCAGAAGCATCTCAGCCAGATAACAGTGTTCCCAATGCTGATATCTAAACCTAGGAACATAAATGATAGAGATAATTTCCCAGATATCGGTCTAAATGACAATGTTCCAAGTCATATATGGGAGGTCCTCAAATTGGCAAATGACAAGGCTCAGTTTAGAGGGGAGAGAATGTGTATACACAATGCAAAAGTGAGGAGTTCTGACATGTCACATGAGATAGAGACACATATATCATCTAAGAAGTACAACTTAGTAGTGGACCGTAAATCAAGCAGACATGTTAACAGAGAAGACAGTAAGATATACCCCTTCTTATTTGATGAAGACAGAATCAAGATGGCATTGAAAGGTGTAGGTGCAAAGGCTTTGTCAGAAAATCCTGAGATAGTGGCAAAAGAAGCTAGGAAGAAGTTATCTTTCCATCCCACCACAGACACTAGGGATATAGAGAAATTCTGGTCCAGATCTGACAATATGATTGAGGATGAAGACTGGATCAAGGACATCAAAAATGAAACAATAACAAAGTTTTTGAGGAAGGAGAAGGAAGAAAATGAGTTGAGATTAACTGATGTCATAGAAAGTGTGGAGATGATTGAATACCTTAAACAATTGGAGGTTGTGCAGTTGGGAGAACTTATATCTGATGTTTGTTCAGAGTTAGCAATGGAATATAAAGTGCCTACCAAACCTGGAGAGTGGCTGGTGAAACCATTAAGAAGGCACCAAATACTTTTATTCTTGACTGTCACTGGCTCTCATGTTTTTTTCTTTATTGCAGCTGACAAAAGATTCACAAAATCCTTAGAAACAGGCCATCTAGGTCCTGAGTTATTTGAGACCACTAACTACATTGTTAGTAATGTGTCCTCACTCACAGAAGGGTATTTAGAACATTTCATAAAGGCTGGACCTTACATTTTAATGATTGCATCCCACTTGTGCCACTCCTTCAAAATACCCTTACTAACAAGAGAATGGATTTTACCAGTTGAGTTCCACCAATCATTGAATTACATAACATTAACTTACATAAATAATAAGATTGATCATGAAGAGCTGATCACCAACTTGAGATTCCTATACATGAAGCTGCTTCAAGAAGTTGGCGCGAATGTCCATGATTATGTAGACAGATTGCCTAAGGTGCTTCGGAGTAGATTAACAGTTTTCAGCTTGAACAGAGTAGTTTCCATCATGAATTATTACAACACCAGTAGGATAATGAAGAAGAAAATGAGAACAGTTAGTGGCATAGAATGGGAGTACAAGAACATAAGAACCATATTTCACAGTGGATTTGTATCAATAGACCAATTAATTGATTCATTTTACTATTCTTATGTTGTCACAAAGAATAAAAGTGCTATGGGTGATCACACATTCCAAATATTTGCCAAAGTGCTGAAGGAACAGGTTTCAGGATATAAGAAGGTTGAGTCAAAAGGAGAGAAGATATGGGGTATGAGGAATGAACCTTTAGAGCATTGCTGGGATTATGCTCTCAACAAGAAACTCTTAGATATTTGTCAACTGGCATTAAAGGAGAGACATGGCCCCAATGTGATGGAACTCATCAGAAGGTCCATATACAAGGAATTATCAAGAATGAGGTTCTCTGACCTTTCCACTTTAAAAGCATCTGCCAAAGATTACATTGATGGCATAACACCACCCAATTTATCCTCAGGGATGACAAGGAAGGAATATATGGAAGAGTTCAAGAAGTTGAATAAAGGCTTAATAGGAAGAAGACCTAGGGTGATCACCCAATTAGTTCATGTGGTTGATGCCTACAAAAGGGATACTAAGGATGAGAATCCAACTGTGATGCGTGTTAGCACATGGTGTTTAAAGGTGCTGTTAACTAGGGGGTTCATTCTCTCTGACTTGTTTATTAAAGATCAGCACAATGGGGTAAGAGAAATCCATGTCTTAGAGATAATGGCTAGAATAATACAGTTTGTTGTCGAGAGGATAGCCAAATCAATTTGTAGATATTTTGAGAATGACTCAGTGGTCAATCCAGAATGCAAAAAAAGGTTTTACAATGATCATGAGAAGGAAGCTGACACTCTCATAGGGAGACATTTGACCCTGGGTAAGTCAGCAGATGCATCAAAGTGGTGTCAAAGGAACCATGTTAGCCAATTTTTTGTTGATCTTTGTTATTTTGCCCCAAAGGAAATGCACAAATTCATTTACTGTATGTACTATTTATGGACTAAAAAACGCATTGCACTATCTCCAGAACTCATTGACAACTTGGACAGGAATAGACATGTGTATAGTAGTAACCCTGATTACCTTTACATGCGTGAAGCATTCCACAGGGGAATGAACCCATTCCTGGAATCAAGAGGGACAATAATTGAAGTTTGTTTTGGCATGTTCCAGGGATTGTGTCATGATGCTTCATGTTTAAAACATGATATCCTCCAGTTAGCATGGAAAAGATTGACCCAGGCTTTCATGAGTGATGTGGTTAAATTGCCAAGCCAAATCACAGTTATCCAAGGGAGTGATGATTCTGGTGCTTTGATGTCATTACCACATTACAATGCTGGATTAATCCTCCTGGGCACAGGACTACTATGGTGGAAGGAAGAGATTGGCAAGTATTTGAGTATCTGGCCTAGCACTGCCAAATCCTCTGTGGGTACAACAAATATGATAGAATATAATTCTGAGTGGTTTGTTAATGGCAGAAACATTAAGCCAGTTTTCCGATGGAACAGTGCCTGTCTAGAAACATCTTTGGTTGAGAGGTTGCCATCAAGGGTGGAACAATTTTACAACTCCTTAAGTCAGTCCTTGGAAACGGGTTCAAGTTTACTGCTTTGTTCCATGATACAATTATGTCAGGCACAATTGCATTACAAATTGGTTGGCCTAGACACACACTTATTGAGCAAGAAAGTGCTGTCTGAATTTGGCAGAACAAAGAATGTTTCTCTTGGCTATTTCCCTCTTGAGATAGATCAGACTGCTGGATTAACTGGTTTTGATTATCAATTATATCTACTATCTAAGAAGGGTGTTCAAGTCAACAACTGGGAAATAGAGAGACGCAATGAGGCAAGTACAATACAATATGATTCTAAGATAGACAAGATCATTAGAGTT